TTAAAAAAACTCAATATCGCTAATCCACGCTTTATCTATCTTGTGCGTTACTTTTTTGATAATGAATTTCTTTGCTCCGTCTTCCATAGCCAAATTTAAAAATGCACCTGCAAAATATGGACGCCCTATTATACTTAAATTACCTTTTAAATTTGCGTTGTCTTGTTTTTGGAGTTTGCTTTGAGCTAACTTTAAAGCTTCGTTTCTATCTTCTTGCATACTTACTAGCTTTAGAACTGGCGTACCACTTCCAGCCTTGACTACCTCATCAAGTCCAGTTTTACTATCTCTAAAAGTCACCTCGCAACTTGAATAATTTGTTATTTCGCTCTGCTCATAACTAAGCGATATACAATCATCAGCATTTAGATCATAGCCTATTCGATTGCTATCTTTATTTTTATCTATCAAAATCAATGTTTGGTTTTTGACACTAAAACTAAGATCTAAATCAGTCGCTATCTTTTGGATAAATGCTACGTCGCTTTTATCGTGCTGTTCTAGCGTGACAACCTCAACGCTTCTTTTAAAATCTATCTTTGTTTTGTATCCATTTTCTGCAGCTAAAGATAAAATAATATCTTTATAACTTTGATTTGCAAATGTTCTATTTTTCTTTGTCTTAAATCCACTCATAAAATCAGCACTAATAGCCTCTATATCAAAGCTTTTTTTATAATCATACTTGATAGTAGATATCTTGAAACTACCTAAAAAATATCCATCAGCATATACTGTTATATCATCTTTAAAGCGTGGTTTTGCGTTACTCCATCTTAGCTTTATATTGCATTTATCGGCTTCGTCGCCCTCGTTGTCTTCTATGTTTATACTAATCCAGTCCATTGATGAAGTTTTATCAACGCCGTTATATAGTATTTTAATAATTGGTTTTCTAAATTGAGCTATTGCCATAAGTAAGCCACCTCATCATCTTTTTTTATATTTATATCAGGTAAATTTACCCTATCACCAGCTTTTAGCTCTCTATTTAAAAGTTGTTCGTTTTCTCTCAAAAACTCAGCATAAACTTCTTTATCTAAAGTTCCATAAGCCTTAAAGCATATAAAATCTAGCTGGTCGCCGTCTTTTGCTATATAATAAGTCATTTCCAATCCTTTTTAATCTCTTGAGTGAATATAATCTCTGCTTTTTTCTTTAGTCCTTCTGTATAGTTTAGCAAAGCATCATCTAAATCTGATATTTTCTGAACGTAATAATAAGCACTTCCACTTATACGACCTTTGCCTATACTCCAACCACTTACGCTTACGCCTTTTTTGCGTGTGCCATAAAATTTACCACCGTTTTTATTTTTTAATTCATAGTATCCGTTTGGATGTGGTCTTGCGTTTTTTTCAAGCATAAAAGGGGTAATGTATTTTTTAGTTGATGTGATTTTTATACTTAAGTCGTCCGGTTTAGCTCTTATGCGTTTTAGTCTGCGAGTGTTTAGATACTTCTTTTTGACTTTGATATCGTTTTGTATCATCTTTTTTTGCTCGTTTGCTATCTTTGTAAGTGTGCGATTAAGTGCGTTTGCAAATGCTCTTTTAGTGGCATTTATATCAAAGCTACTCATATTCTCATCTCTTTACTTACCAAAACGCCACTTATGCCTAACGTTTTACTATAGTATGTCACGCCATTAAACTCGGTTTTTATAAAGTTTTTAGCTATTTGCGTAAGGCTATTTATGACTATATGTTCGCTACTTACTAGATCAAAACAGCTTATTTTAAGTGGTCTTACTTCTTTTACTAAATTTTCAAAATCTTTAAATCTATTCTGCTCGCTTAAGAGTATATTTGCTTCAAAGCTTATAGCCTCTTCATAACCGCCTAAATAAGTATAAATAGGCTTAGTTATTGTGTTTTGCTTATCTAAATTTATATTTAGCGTTTTGGTTATACTCTCGATATTGTCTTTAACCATAAAAAAGAACTTATCTATTTGTATTATCATCACTCATCTCCAAACTTATAACTATTATTATTTACTGCTTTTACTACTTGCTCTGGTGTAGCACTACTTCCGTATAGGTTTACATTTACGTTTTTATAGTCGTTTATTTGGTTTGTTTTGGCGTTTGTAGTTAGCTTTTGCTCTTTGGCTGTTACTAAATCAATTGCGCCATTGGTGGATTGATTAGCTGGGGTATTTAGCTCTGCTGTGGCTTTGTTGGTTGTAGTTTGGCTTATATTTGTATTGATTTCTTTATCGCCCCAAATACTAGTCCAGATACCTTTTATACTATTCCAAAGGCGTTTTATGGCGTTTATCACGCCTTCAAAACCATCAGGAATACTAAAGATAATCCCTATAAAACCAGTGATTAGGCTTATGGCTGTTGCTATCATACCAAAGATACTAGCAAAAACCTTGCCTATGATCTGCCCTATACTAAACCAGCCGTCCATACTCTCTTTCGTAGCTTCGTTTTGAGTAAAAAGCTCTTTCAAAAAATTAATAAGTGGAGTAAACGATACACCTAAAAACTCAAAAGCTTTTTTAAAGGTGTTTATCATAGGCTCTAAAGGGGTAAAAGCATTTATAAATGCTGTTTTAATAGTGCTAAACCCACTTATAAATCCACTAAAAAGGGCTTTAAAATTATCCCAAAACTTATAAACTATAAAAGCCAAAGCACTAACGCCTAAAATAACCCAACCAATAGGCGTCGTAAATAGAGCTAAGCTAAAAGCCTTAACCCCACCAGTTACGCTAAACAATGCCGTTTTTAAACTTCCTAAAAATAAGGCTGTTTGTAATCTAAGAGTAGCTAAAGACAAGCCAAATTTAACATTTGAACTAGTACAACCTTGAATTCCTAACTTATATTTTAAACACTGCATTGGTAATAAAGAGAGTAAATTTTTATAACTGCCTAAAAGAATAACACTTGCGTATTTTGTAGCGTTAAATGCTATGGTAGCTACTCTAAGAGCTGTTAAAGATGCCATAGCTACGCCTAATCCTTGGATCAAAAAAGGAAATTTATCGACTAATGAGCTTATAATATTTGTTAAACTACCAAGTCCAGTGGTTGCTACTTTAACTACTGGCAAAAAGAGTTCTCCTATTTTTTGGCTAAGCTCTAAAAAGTTGTTTTTCAATATAGCCATTTTATAAGCTAAGCTATCTTTTTGCCTGTTGTCCTCTTCCTGGATTGAATTTAGATAATTTTCCTCTTTTGAAGTGATAGCTATTATCTCTTTATACTTATCCATATTTTCAACTAGCGTTGAGATATTTTTGATATGTTCTTGCCCGAAAAGCTGTTTTATTAGCTCGGCTTTTTTAAATCTATCAAAACCATTTAATCTTTCAAAAAAATTAACTAGTGTTTTTTCTCCATTTTTTTCAAATGATGCTTTCATATCATCGATATCGATTCCAAGCTGTTTAAATGCGTCTCTAGCTTGAGCTGTAGCATTGCCACTACCGCCTAATACTGAAAAAACCTTAGTCATAGTAGTCGCACTCTCTCCAGCATCTAGTGCTAATGCTGTAAAGGCTCCACCTAGATTTGCCACTGCCATTTTATCTAAGTTTATCATCTTTCCAGCACTGCCTACGCTAGTAAGTAGATCAAGCATTTTAGGCGTTGTTGTATTGACACTATCAGCTACTTTATTTATAGCATCGCCAAATTTCTCAACCTCTTTTATGCTACCGATTTTAAAAATATCTTTAAGAGTGGCTATGTTGCTTGATGCACTCTCAGCACTGATTTCAAACGCATTACTCATTTTTGCTACAAGAGCGGTAAAGTCCATTAATTCATCTTTTTTAATACCCATTTTAGCACCTTCGGCGGTGATGGTTGCTAGTTCGTTCATTGTTTTTGGCACTGATCTAGTAAGTTTTATAAGCTCATTTGAAAATACTTTTAGATCTTCGCTATTTTCAAACTCAACTACTTTTTTTACGCTTACCATAGATTTTTCAAAGTCCATCGCCGTTTTTACTGGATTTGATAGTAATTTAATAGCCCCAAAACTAGCTATTGCCTCTTCTTTTAAGCCCCATATTTTGGCTTTTGCGTCTTTGATGTCTAGCTCTATTTTGGCTTTTGTCATTTGTTTGATTTTTGAGCCAAGAGCGTCTATTTGGGTTTTGGCTTTTGCCATATCAGATAGGTTTAAACCGCTAGAGAGCTTCTCGTTTGCGTTTTTTATCGCTGTTGTAGCTGTTTTGATATTTTTGTCCAAAACATCACTTAGAGTAGTGGCTGTTTTGTTGATCTTATTAAAAGCAGTGTTAAACTCACTTAAATCCACTCCAAAGGTTAAAGTAGCATTTGACATATTTAATCCTTTTATGATATTATTTTTTAAAAAAGGCTTATAAATGTTTAGTTTTATTATTATGGTTTTGGTTTTTGCTTTAATAAAATTTTATTGTCATTTTGATTTTAGCTACTCAAAGCCTTACATTAAAAAAACTGATGCAAGATATAAAAATATCAAGCTTTAAGCCTCATTTATCCTTTTTGCTATCTCAAAATAATCTATAAATTCATTTAAATCCATTGATAAAATCTCATTAAACCCAAAATGTAGGGTATAGCCGATTAAAGCTATACCCTCGGTTAGTTTTTTGTCTCTACACCTACAAGCTCACTTATGGCGGTGCTTATAGCGGTAACCTCAGCTACTGGAAGTGAATTTATAAACTCTCTATCCATCTCGCCTCTACTCATATCCACAAGTAAGCTTACTAGTCTTTCTGTTTCGTCCTTGCTTTTTTCACTGGCTCTTAGCTGAGCTAGAGTTGGAGCAAATAAAACTACCTCTTGATCGTCACTAAATTTAAAAGTGATTTTGGCTGGTTCTATTTTTTTAAGCATTTTTTATCCTTTAATTTTTTAAATTTTCTATTTCAAAAACTAGCTTATTTTTTAGCTTGAGTTTTAGAATTATCTCTTTTGTTATATTTTCAAACTGTCTTAAATCCATATGCTCGTTTAAAGCTTCTGTTAGTTTTAGCTTTAGTGAGTAGATATCGCTTCTTAGGTTATTTAGTTTCATTTTTTTATCTTCTAAAAGCCCTATACTATAAATTCTTAGCTCATCTTCATTTAGCTCCATATCGTCCCCCTAGTTTATATTTTTGCGTATTTTCTCGTATTGATCCACGCCGTTAATCATATAAATACTATTTTCAACATCATAAATCAAAGTTGGCATCTTATCTACTTCATATTTGACAAAGGTACAACTCATCTCAAAGCTCATCTGAGCTTCTTTGTTCATCTCAAAATTTGGCGTTTCAAGTATTTTAACGTGACCTGCGAAACTAACCGTTACGCTTGTTTCGCCGTCCATACTTGAAATATTCTTTTTGATGTAGATGTTTTGTCTTGTTCGCTGTAAAAGCAAAGCAAAATATATCTGATTTACTCTACCTACGCTAAATTTAGCACTTAGTGGTTTTAGTGTAGGTAGTACTAGCTCGTATTTGCCTACACTTGTAGTTGCTTCGATGGTTTCGTGTTCGAACTTTGGCATTTCGGCACTTACCAAATCGCCAAGCATTCCGATACCATCAACAAAGAGATTACCGCCAGTAATCGCTCCAGCTGTTATATTACTCATTTTTGCTCCTTTTTTATTTTTATAAACTTTTAACGCTCAAGTAGGATAACCCTATTTATAACTCTTCTATTAGCACTTGAGAGTACGCGTCTACTCTATAAATTCTATTTGTTATATTTTTAAGTAGTGGCATTTCTTGTACTTCGTGTTTGATGTAGATTTTACCTTCGCTTATTGTTTGGTTGTCATTGATATCAGTAGGCACGGTAACTGTGAAACCTACTACTACGTTATTTGCTATTAGTCTGCGATAAAATGCTTCAAGGCTATCAACTACGTTTTTAAGCACATCCCTCATTCTTTTATCTATCGCGCTTTTTTGAGCTTCAAAGATAGTATCTATAGCTGTATAAAAAATAACATAAGTATGAAGTGAGCTAAAGTCTTCATCCCTAGTCTCACCACCCCACGCCCTAAGCCCATCATCAGCGATCACGCACGTGATACCTGCGTTCCTTAGACGGTCAGCTTCACAATCTACACCCTGGATAAACTCTACACCTTGCTCTATGCCAATTATTCCACCAATTACGCGGTTTGAATAAGTTTGTGAAAATCCGTATTCAGTTTCACTCATCACTTTAGCATAAAGTGAGATTAAAAACACACTAGCTGGACGCACTACCTCATCAAGCCTTCTTACTTTTTGAAAGCTGATGATTGCTGTTTTGGTTTGTAGGTTTTCTACTGCTTTTAATGCTTCTTGCTCGTTTATAGCATCTACTTCTATCGCATAAACCGCCCTTAGATACTCGCCTAATTGCTTAAGTTTGTCATGCACTCCAGAGTCATTATACTCAGGAGCTAGTATGAACTTCGGTTTTGCCATAAGCTGGGCTTCTGCTTTTTTTAATGCATCTATAGCGTTTAAAACACTAGCTAGGTTTTCGCTCTTTTTTGTTTCTGCGTTTTCATTTTCACTAAGCTTAAAGGTGCTTAGAATGATTTGCGTGTGTATGCTTGTAGCCTTAAAGTCTTCAAGTGCGTTTTTTATGCTACCGCTTCCTACTGCTTCAAGTGCTTTGTCTACTGAACTATATATGTAAAGTCCAGACTCTAAGGTGCTATCATCACCTACGATCGCGATCGGTCTGGAATTTTGTATCTCATATGGTTTTAAAGAGCCATTATAAAGCTCAACATTTACGCCAAATTTACTAGCCATTTTTTACTCCTAATTGTTTGATTAAATTCTCTACTCTTTTTGGTGTTTGTCTGTACCAAAGAGAGCTTTTTAAATTTATTTTAGCTTGTTCGTAGTCGCCGTTTTTGATGTATTCTAAAGTATTTACAAAGCTCATCATTTTTGAAATTCCCAGCTGATAAGCCATTTCTGCTAATGCTTCTTGAATATTTAGTGGTTTTTGTTCTAGCCAAGGTAAAACGCAAAATAGATCACTTTTAAGCTTTTTAAGTTTTAGCTCAAGGATTTTATCAGCCACGTCTTTACTCATAGGCTCTATAAATCCACCGTTTAGCTCTATCTCATCACTGCTCAAAGCACTAACTAAAAAGCCATAGCCGATAGTGTCTTTACCTAAACTATCTTTATACACTCTATCTCTAAATCCCTCATTTAATTTTATGCTATCTTTTAAGCTCATCTATAGCCACCTCCTTAATGTTTGTTTCTTATTAAATTTACGCTTTCTTTGCAATGCAAATGCATATCGCTTGTTTTTTCTTTTATATCCTTGATATCATCACGCAAATCAGATAAAAATTTAGTTTGAAACTCTAGCTGTTGTTTTGATAGGTTGTGCAGCTCTTTAGTCTGCTCTTTAAGACCTTCAAGTGCTTTTATCATTTGCTTATTTATCGTTTGGTGCTGGTACACAAAGTAGATGATGAAAACTACCAAAACACCTATAATCCCAAGCTTCTCAAATTGAGATGCAAAACCTGCTATTATCCCTAGTTCACTCATTGTATTTGCTAACTCCTTTTAAATTTATTTTGCATTTTTCATATGCTTCATAAACATCAAGCATAAAAATGCTAATATCTGTATTTGTTTCAAATGTTCTGTTGATATCTATTTGCGGAACTTCTAAGAGCTCATTTGGTATTTTGGGTTTTATTACTTTGGTTTGGTAGATCACTCGTTCGCAACCTATCAAGGATAAAGTTAGAGGTATCAAAAATAACAGCTGGGATGCTTTCATTCCCTTCCTTTTGTTTTGTTATAATCTTTTCTTTTGTAATGACTTTGGTTATTACTTCTTTTTGCTTGTTTGCACCTGCTAAGACGTCTAAGGCTACTTGATGGTCATTTTCTAGCTCATTAATGACTAAATTTAGATTTTCGTTCGCCCTTATTAAATTTAGCTTCTCATTTTCTAAATCTTCATTGATGCGTTTTAGGTTGCTATTTTGAAAGCATAAAAATACAAGCAAAACAGCTATCCCTGCATAAATGGCTAAATTTATATTCATTTTATCATCTTCCTTTTTTTATTTTCTACAACTCATAAAAATCGAGTATAAAACTCATCTCACTCTGCTATAGCCGGTAAACAAGATGCATATTTTGCATCTATTTGCTCTTGTATCTCCTCAGGTGTAATCTCAAGGACCACCTCACAAAGCGTACTATAAGACAGACCGGACCTATTAAATAAGTCAACACCATCTCTTTGAACTACTATCTTGCTTGAGTACCTATCACTCACTCCAGGCAAAAAAGTCATCTTTGGTATCCGCTCACCTTCTTTCAAAAACTCCAGCGTAAATGTAAGCGTAGCTGTGCCAACAGATCCAAGAAGATAGTGGCTAGACGAAGAGTACTCTTCGTTTTGAAGTGACTACGTTTTTAAATGGAATATAAAATATCATCTTAGCTCCTATTTATTACTTCGCAGGTGAGCAAAGCCCACCTTTGCGACCAAAGTTTAGCACTTTGGAAACGCACTAAAGTCCGTGAGCTTTAGCTCACACAATTGTCATTCAATACCATCTTAGCTCCTTTATTTTATGATAAGCCCTACAAGCTAGATAAAAGACTTTACATTTCCATTTAGATACTTCAAGGGCTATCATCATCTCATAGAAAATCTCATCAGCTTGTCTAAAATCTTCTTTTTTTCTAGCTCTATCACACAAAAAATCATGCACTACCACCGCAGAGAGATACTCAGGACTATTTGGTGGGAAGAGCGACCAAAATATTCTAGGGATATCAGCTCCATTTGTTTGATAGCCCACATTAACTAGGATATCTTTATACCTGTATTCTTCTACTAGCTCAAATCTATCCTTTGAAAAAGGTTTTAATATAGGACGTCTTATCTCGCTCACTTATTATCCTTATCTAGGTCTATCTCTATAACCTCGTTAAAGCTTATCGCTTCTAGCTCCTCTTTACTTTTAGCCTTACTTATGGCAGTTTCGTATTGCCATTTTAGAGTATGTAGCATTATTCCACCTAGCTCTATTGCCTTTTCTATCTTTTCAAGGTCTGCTAAATTTACATCTTTAAAGCTATTGTCATACATTCTAAATACTTTTTGAGGTAAAGCCTCGTAATTATTTTTTATAGCCATAACGTTTAAGAGGTATTTATATCCGCCGTCTATCGCTCCAAAGCCTTTTAAATTTATAGCCGACTTATCTGTCATCTTTGTGGTCCACTCATTTAGGCTAACTAGTTTATTAAGTTTTAATTCTGTTAGGCTTATTTCTTTAGGCTTATTTAGTTCCTCAAGCTCTTTTTGAGTTAGGGGCGTTAAGCCAAGTTCCTTTATTCTTTGATTTAACAGTTCTTCGCTTACTATATCCTCATAGGCATATATTTGTTTATTTCCGTCTTTATAATATTTCATTTGCGTCCTTTCTTATCGAAATTCTGTCCATTTGTTAGGGGTTACTGAAACTTTTAAAACGCTATTAGGAGGAACTAGCGTTGTGCTAGAGCTTACCATACTACTGCCGTCCGTCATCATAGCACTTACCGGTATATCATCTAAATAAACTCCTAGGCTCACCCGATTGAGCGAATAAGAAGCTACGTAAAAAGAAGCAGCTATGGTTCTTTGTGTATTATTATGGTAATTAACGTTTCCACTTCTACCACTCGCAGGCTCACACCAGCCTTGACCCAAACCTAAAGGAGCTTCTTTAGCTCTGCAATATAACTTTATAACGCAGTTTTGCGCGGTTTCTTTTATAAGCCTTTTTGAAGGGGCGGGTGTAGATGTCCCTCTATGTTCGTAATTAACTATTATTTCATCATTGCTTACTATGCTTTCTACCGTAAAAAGCTTATCGTTACTAGATGTTCCTTTAACTTCTATAACGTCGCCTACGGCTAAAGTAATGCTTCCTATACCGCTCATTACGATATTGTTTTTAACATTATCAAACGTTGCATTACCATTTATAGATATTTCTTTTTTCATATAATCTACTACGGCTTTTTCGGTTACGGCGACGTCCTCAGCTTTGCCCGTTACGCTGTTTTTGAGCTTCACTATGCCTGCTTTTTCTTCTGTGGCGTTAGTTATGTCGGATTTTAGGGCGAATTTATCGTTACTCTCTTGCTTTGTGTAGGCGTCTATTTTGTCAGTCTTTTTTAGGTAGATTTTGTTTAGCTTATCTATCTCATTATTTACAAAGGTTCTAGTGGCTAGTACTACGCTGTTATCAACTTTGATGTTTATGCTACTTGCATTTTCTACCGCTAAATAAAATCGTATGCTCATATCTTTTGCAGCGCCTTCATTAAGAAGTGGCTTTATAGTGCTTGGAACTTGTGCTATGGCAAACATTACACCATTTTCATCAAACACCGCTACTTGGTTTATCACGAATCCCCCGACATCAGCGGTTATAGCTCCTTCGACTATTAGCACGTTTGGATCGTCTTCTTGCGGATATATAGCGTTAATATTAAATTTATGCTTCTCATTTGGCAGGGCTTCCCAAAGAGCGTTAAGCGGCTCAGTGCTATCCCCTACACTCATTGTAGTTAAATTTATGTTTGTGTGATTTGCCAATGCCTTTATAAGGGCGTTTTTTCCAGCGTTTGTAACCAAACTATAATATTGACTCATTTTTTACATCCTTTAATCATCTATGTTTTTCAAATCAAGATTTATATTTACAATCTCACTAAACCCAAAAATAGCCCCAAAACTATAAATAGAGGTAGTCTCTAGCCTTGGCGTTTGGTATGGATAAATTTCTAAGCTCTCGCCTCCTAAGGCGTAAGTACCCATATAAGTTAAACCTATTTTCGTGTTTAGGTTTATTAAAAATCCATCAAGTACGCTTCTAACATTTTTATAAGCATATATAATTTTTTCCATTTCGTTTAAATTTGATATATCTACGCCTTGATCTTCGATAACTACATCGATTTTAAAGTGATACGGATCACCACCATACTCAAACCACTCTTTTACGGAACTTAGGCTAAAATAAGTGCTTAAGGCTCTGTTTATGCTATGAGCAGTTCCCTCTAAAAAATATGTTTTTAAAGGAGCGTTTAGTAGCTCTTTAGTCTCTTCAAGGCTTCTACTTTTTGGTTCTATATCAAACATATCAGCTAAATAAGCGCGGTTTAAATCATTTTGCTCATAAAAGTATTTTTTATCAAATTGCAAGATATCATCAAATTTTGGGTTTAAAACCTCATCAATCCTAAACAAAACATCGTTATACGCTTTGAGATTAAGCATTTAACACCTTTGTAATTTGTAAATTTTCAAGTATCAAAATGCTATCTTGATTGATATTTGGTATTTGGCTTTTTATCTCTACGCTTCTTACGTTTTCATCAAAAGCGATATCTATTATCTTTGAGACGTGAGGCGTGAATCCGATTTCTAAAGAGCCAAAATAATCCTTGATTTTTGATGTGGCATTTTTAAGAACTTCAGAAAACATGAAATCTTGATTTAGAGTGATCTCTATATTTAAATTTAGATTTATTTTTGTTGCTGGTTTGATAAGCACTTGATCAGTAAGTGGTATTTTTTCGCTAAATGCTTCTTTGATTTTATTAACCGCGGTATCTAAGTCAAACTCGCTAAAGTATACGATTTGCACTATTCCAGCACTAGCTTGATAAACGTTAGCTTTTTTTATACCCTCTACGCTAAGCACAAAGTATTTATACGCCTTAAAGCTTCCAGCTGTGCTAAAACTATGCAAAGCAAGTTTAAAACGCTCTTTTAGCTCTTCGTCACTTTCACGTGCTTTAAAACCGCTAAACGGTTCAGTCATAGTAATCTCTTTTACGTATATATTATTTATTTCAAGCGTGGTTGTTTCGTAGTTTTCTTTAAAGTACTCATTTGCTTCTATTTTGACAACACAAACATCACTTATATTAGCGTCTTCAAGTAGATACGCAAAGTGACCTTTACCATCAGTAAATTTAGTTCCTTTAGGTAAAAATGTAGGACTGCTTACTTTTATTTCCACTTTTGCGATAGGCTTAACCTCTTCGTGGCGTTTCATACCTATAAGTGCTACAAGCTCATCAAGGTAATTGCCGGTACTAAAATTTATATAATTATTTGCTATTTTTATATTAGTAGCTTCTATAAATTTACTAAGTTTGTATAAAAAAATATCTATTAGAGTAATATAGTCATCACCTACTAAAGGTATATAATCTAACTTGTTGCTTTTTTGCTTAAACTCCTCTATTATTTCGTTTCTTACTTCTTCGATATCAAAAGGCTTTATAAAATTTGGTGTTAGCATTTAAAGCTCCATTATCGTACTACTTTTAATACCGCTATTTAAAACTGTGTAGTGTAGCTCTATATCAAGTCCGTTAGCTTTTGTGATGAAATTTATTTTATCTATGCTAATGCGTGGTTCATAAGTAGTTATTTGATCTATCAAGTCATCTTTTAAAGCTGATAAATTTTCTAAGTTCATCTGCTTATCTATGTATTTATCAAGCCCAAAGGTTGGGCGTAGTGTCTTTGTGTATTTGCTTGTTTTACTTATGCGATTTAGGTTTTCATCTATGCTTATTTGATACATTAAACACCTTTTTATTTTATCTACTTTTTACTTCGCAGCTGAGCTAAGCCCAGCTTTGCGACAGGGAGCTACGCTCCCTTGACCCACCTGAAGTTATCTATCCGACAATGCGGATAAAATTATGGTTTAACTTTGCTAGAGCCAAGCTAGTCTTTGCGACCAAAGGGGAGCCTTTGGAAAACACTAAAGTCCCTACTGCGTAGGGTAACCCTATGCTTTTATATATTTATGATGATTTTAGCTTTTTTTAGATTGTGTGTTATACAATGTAGATTTACGTAAATTTACCTTGGGCTTGATGTATATCCATCCGTGTCGCTATGACTGTGCCCTGTTAGATCGCCCCTGCTATCGCTGATGTTACCACCCACTACTAGGTCCCCGCTAAGATTTAAAGTGCCGTTCATAGTGATAGCCCCAGCTCCTCCACCACTCCCAGTAGTGTTTATAGTGCCCTCGATGGTTGTGTTTCCTTTGATCATCACGCTTGGGCTAGTTATCGTAGTAGCCTCAGCTATAATATTCGCGCTTTTGCAAGTGATATTTACATCGTTTTGAACACTCAGATTTAGCGTTTTTGGATTTAATATTTCCATTGTGGAATTAGAAGTATCATAGCTCACTATCGTACCATCTTCATATCTAGTTATCTCTTTTGTAGGGCTTGAAGTGCTAGGCTCTGAGTCTGTTTTGGTGCAAATCGCTCCTTCGCAAAACTTTAAGCTACCGTTTGAACACTCATATAAAACCACTTGCTCACCTACTCTTGGAGGCGTGAAACTTTGCTTATAGCTATTTGCTTTTTGTAAATATGGTATAAATTTACTTATCGTGCCTTGATAGTTTACTTTTACAAGGCTTTTACTAGCTTCAACTTCGCAGATCGTGCCTAAAGTGATCATCTTAATAGCTCCAAAACTCAGTTATATATGTAAATTTGATCTCAATTTCTGTTTTTACGCCTAAAAATTCGCCTAACTCTACATCGCTTTTATTTATAGCATTTAGCTCTTTTTTTATAAATTTGCTTTTAAAGTCCTTTAAAATGGCTAAAGTGTCGTTTATAAGCTTGTCGTTTTGTTTGTAGTCTTTGGTTATCAAATTTAGCGTTATGTTTAGCTCGTGACTTAGATTTTCGCTGTTTATGATCTCTATCGTATCGTTCTCATCGCGGATAATTACTGCTGGTAGGTTTGGCGCTCTAAAGCTATAAATTTCAAAAATGGATATAGTAGCAACTGGTTTTAGTGCCGTTTCTAAGTCCTTAATGATCACTTCTCTAATCATTTTGAACAACTCTTAAAAATAGTCTGTTTAGTGCTATGTTTTCGTGATCTATGCGGTAAATTTCATAATCCACATCTTCAACGCTTATAATCTCACCTATGCTAAAATCATGAGTGCATAAAAACGTTACTACCTCATCGCTCAAGCCATTATCAAAATACAGCTTTGTGTTTTTGTTTAGGTAGCCTTGAATCTGGCTACCGTCTTTTAAAATAGCTGTGTTACCACTGCTTAAAATGCTTTTTAGGTCATTTTTTAATAAATCAGGGTTTAACATCGGCTATTTTCTCATCGCTTTTTTTAGCGTTTTTAGTCGGTTTGGTCTCTTCTTCTATGGCTTTGATAGCTACTAGTCTTGATATATAGTTGCGATCAGTCCCCTCATCAAACTCGATTATACTACCTGTTTTATAGTGTTTACCGCCTATTAGTTGGCTATAACAAATTTTATATTTCATATATCCTCCTTTTTATTTTTATCTATTTTTAACTTCGCAGACTAGCAAAGCTAGTCTTTGCGATAAACTTTAAAATTGTTACTCAACGCTTGTTTTTGAGACTACGAAGGCGTTTTCTTTAGCTAGTTTCATATCTACTTCAAAGAATGCCTCTATCTCTATACTTCCACCAGATACTAGGCGTGGCATTACTTCAAGGCTTCCAAAGCTACCCGCAAAAATTTTGCTAAAATCACCAAAGATTATATCTCCGTTTTTCATCGCGAAACTTTGTAAAATATTATAACCTTGCAAGTCATTACCTTCGAGCAATTTTCTTTCTGTGCCGTTTTCTCTACTTGTAGCTCTTAGTGCGTTAGCCGATGTTCCATTTAGTACGAAATTTACGTTAGTCGTATCAATTTCATTTTCATATAGCTTTGAGCTAAACTCAAGCGTTTTAGCTAATGTCGGGGCGGTTAAATATCCCTCTATGCTAGGGATACCACTTGTTTCAAATATACCCTTTATGATTGTTTTACCATAAAATAGCTGGGTTTCTAATTTGCGTCTGATTGCTGTTCTCATTTGGTTATAAACATAGTTTTCAAGGTCAATACTAGACATCAAAAGCATTTTTCTAGTGATTGTTACTTTGGCACTTAGCGTATTTGGTCTTAGTGATATAGTATCAAAGCTGGTATTTTGCTCTGTCGCACTTGCGCCCTCATTTATGAACTCAGCTTGTATATTTGAATTGTCTCTTGGTATATCTATATTTGAGCTTAGATTTTCAAGCCATGTTAATTTGTCTAAAATTCCACTCTCTTTTTTAAGATCTGCTATAAATAGATCGCCCCTGTAAGCGTTTTCTATAATAGCAGTGTTTGAAGTTGTATTTATGCTTACAAATTTGCCTATAAACTCATTTGGTAAGCTAAAACCGTTATTTCCTTGGTAGTTGTTTTCATAGCCTAAGTCTATGCTATTATCTACAGTACTTCTTAAGATGTTTGCAAGACTAAACTCTTTAATATCTTCTTTTTTAGCATTTTTGTTAAAATGCACTGTTTCGTATTTGGTGTTTTGTGTTTTGTTCATTTTTACCTCTTCTTTAAATTCATTGTAACTTTTGCCTGATTTGATAGCACTTAGGGCTAAAGTATCCATACCCATAAGTTCGCCTAACTCTATGATAGAGTTTTGCTCTGCTTTTAAAGCTTCTAGCTTAGCTGTATCGTTTAGCTCTTCATTTTGCTTTGTCTGTTTTGGTTCTGCGTTTTGCATTACTACCTCATCACTCATTTTATTTAACTCCTTTTGTTTGTTAAATTTAGCTGTTTTAGCGTTTGGGTCTGCTCCTTGCCAAACCGCACTTAGCTCTACTACCTTGCCTTTTTTTATCTCAAAATGTGGGATACCCTCGATCTTGTCCATCTCTTTAAGCTCAAAATCTCCAAACCCTACGCTTACGCTATCGCTAAGACCTGATTTATATTTGGCGTAAGCTTCTGCGCTATCTTTTATATCACCGTCAAATTTGACTTTTACTTTAAAATTTCCGTTTTCAAATTTAGTCTCTATGATCTTGCCTATAGCATTATCAAAGCTTACTTCATGATCTTTATAAAGTGTAGTTGCTTCAAAGCTAACTCCAGCAGTATCAACGCTAAGATAATACTCATCTCCTAAAAAATTCACTCTTTTATGCAGGTTGTCTTTGCTAAGCGCTATAAAGCTAATGGTTTTGTTTTCATCATCAAAAGCACTGCTATTTAAAACATCAGCTTTAAACGTTCCTACATTGCCTAAATTTTCTATATTCAAGGTTTAACCTCCTTTATTTGTTTAATTTTGCTTAAAAGCTCTACTATTTCTAAATCTTTGTTTAGATCGCTTATAAAATTATCGTGTTCGATGCCTTTTTCACGCAATACCTCCGTTATGCTTTTAAAGCCACTATCTATAGCTACTTTATTTGCGTTTACTTCTTTTGTAGGATCTATATACTCCCAGCCTTGGGGCTTAAATGTGAAGTTTGATATTACCTTTTTATATTCGCTTGGGGTTATGCCTCCATTTAGTAGCTCACACTCGCACCACGCTTTAAATATAGGCGCGTGAAACTTACGCCTTAGAAAACCTTGAAATCTTCTAAAATTTCGGCGTTCGCTTGTCGTGCCTTGGCGAATCGAGCTATAATTAACTTCTCTTAAATCGCCAGTATAAGTGTGGTAGCTAACGCCTAAACTTCTTGCTACTTCTCTATCTGTACTTTTAAGATAATATTCTATATTTGAGGGTGCGTGGCTCTCTACAAATTTAACGTCCATATCTTCATCTAAAACACTCATTTTACCAACTTCAGCTTTAGTAGGTAGAGTTAGCCCTTCTAGCGCTTGGTCATCTTCTTCATCAAAACCTATATTATCATCGTTTTTGCGTATAAAAAAGCCTGTTATCTTTGACGCTAAAGTAGCACGGTCGAGCTCACTAGTTCTTAGGCGATCTTTGTCTTCTATATCTATGATACTACTTGCCATTTTTGAAATACCGCGGAATTGTTGGGGGATAAGTGGCTTTTTGATGTGCAACATCTGATCAGCTGGGACTTTTAAAAGCTCTCTGTCATCTTTCCTGATATAATAAAAAATCGGTCTTAGGCTATCTTTTGCCCTCTCTATCCCGCATTTTATATTTTTAGCTTCATTTGTATAGTTATTGTCGATTAAATTTGCGTCTATTAGCTCTATTTTTAGAGTGTCATTTCTATGAAGTCTTATAAATACCTCGCCGTCTCTATAAAATGAGATGATTGCCATCTCTTCTATATCTTCAAAATCATAAACGCCATACGGACAACACTCACTCTCCCACTTGAAATATTTATCTTCTATTTTTTTATCGGTCACAGGGTCGCCACTAGTCACGTCAAGAATCAGTCCTTGTTCGCCTAAAATCTCGCTTGTAAGCATTTCAAAGAAACCACTAGCTAGTGAGTTGCTTACGCTTATGGTTCTTGCTTGGCTTCTTAGTATTTTGTTTGCATTATCTGGATCGCTGTTTATAGCTAGCTTATAAGTTTCGTTTTGTTTTACTAGGCTTGGGTTAGTGCTACGCCAATTAAAAAAATTTATTTTTCGTTTTTGCTTTTTTGGTGCTGGTTCGCTCTTTGGTTTCATAAATCTAAACATTTACGCCCTTATTTAAAAAAAATACTGCACATGGTTAACTTTTTTCTTGAACGCATCTTTTTTTATCTCTTTTTTCATCTTTCTTAGCTCACCGATAAGCTCAAAAGGGCTACGCTTTGAGATTTTAAGATTGTCAATTGAGTACTCTTTTATCTCGATACCGTTTTGAAGATTTGATAAAACGCTATCTATAGCTTGATCGATTAATTCTAGTCTTTCTTGTGTTGTCATAGAGTGATTTTATATCCTTTTATCATATTTGTTATACAATGTAGATAAATTGACTTATGTATAAAAAGTGTGTATAATAGTAAGTATAAATAAAAAAGGTAGATAAATGAGTAGCTTAGACAAACTTATAAAAAAGTTAAGTAATAATCCAAAAAATGCTAGTTTTGAAGATATTAAAAAGCTACTTATAAATGACGGTTGGGAGCTAAACCATACAAAAGGCTCACATCATAAATTTAAAAAGGCTGGTGATAGCATAGTTATACCTTATAATAAGCCTATAAAAGAGATTTATGTCTTGCAAGTTTTAGATAAGATAAAAGGATAAAAAATGAAAGATTTAAACTACTACTTAAATTTACCATATACGATAAGCGTTAAAAAGCTAGGTGATGGTGACTATTTTGCTCAGTATTTGGATATAAATTTAACCAAAAATAACTTAATAGCTGGTTGGGGCAAAGATGAATTAGAGGCTATAAACGATCTAAAAGAGGCTTTTGCGTGTTACGTTGAAGGTGCGTTAAAAAATGGCGATTTCATACCTGAACCGTTAGTAGAAGATAAAAAAGTAAGGATAAATATAACCTTACCTAAAAGCTTAATAGAGTCTATAGATAAAATCACAAAAAATAGATCGCAGTTTTTGGCTGAGAGTGCGAATTTAAGACTTAGCAGTCTTTGATTTAGGCTTTGGTTTTGACGCCATCTCTTGGCACTTATAGGTCTTTGAGCTTTTAAGCTCTGTTAGTGTATCTTCTATCAGTTCGCAAAGTTTAGCTAAAACCTCATCACTTAACTCAAAGTTCATTTTTAAACGATTTGGTATGTTATAAAGCTGGTTTGATAGAGTTATAGCTATATCGCTTAACTCTTTTTGCAGTTTGTCTATGCTTATTACTTGCTCTTTTTTTTCAGCTAAAGCTAACTCTTTGAGCTGAGCGTCGGCAAACTCCTTTTTAGCTCTTGCTTCAGTTAGCCCTAAATTTGAAGTAGCACTATCTACTTTGTAATCAAGATATTTTAAAAAGCACTCTTTTAAATCCCACTGGTTTCTTGCGATTTTGCTAAATACCCCATCGACTTCTAAATCTTGAACGCGTCTAGGCGTAAGGTCAAGGAAGTCGGCTAGCTCATTTGTGCTTACTATCATTAACACACCTCATCAAAATCAAATAAATTTAGCGTTCTTTGTGTTTTGTCTTTTAGCTCTTTTTTCATCTCTTCAAGCCTTAATAAATACGCTTTTATAAGGCTTGATTTTTGCGTATAGAGTAGATCAATGGCGATCTCTGCCACTTCGCTCTTGCTCATTTCCATAGCTTCGCTTAGTTGCTCTAAACGTGAAGCTTTTTCTATGTTGATATATAGGTCGTACCTTGTGCGTTTGTCAAGTATGGCGCTATGTAGCTTTTTCATTGTTTCTACTTTATGATTGCTCTTGTTTTATGATTTTTTTGCGTTTTCTTGCTTTTAATATTTTAGCTCCAGCTAGAGCTAGAACTGTCATATCAAGTGCTTCATTTCTTTCTCTGATTTTTACCCACCTTAGTTGCTCATATCCGCGGTTATTTTTTACTTTCTCAAGCTTTTCGGCTGTGAGCATTAAAAAAAACTGATTTGTGTAGCTTGATGAATAATGAAAATAGCCCTCCCCTTCTTCACTGACTTTTAGAAGCCTAAAAACTTCACTTTTACCTTTATGCGTTCCGATCATCATAAATTTAGCTCCCTTGATGATTTTGATTTTGTTGATAAAGTCTACTTTTTGGCTTGACTCACTAGCTCCTTTTGTAGCAAGCAGTCTTTTTGACGTGGCGCAAAACCTATAAACTCGCTCGGTGTTAAAACCGCTATCAACTAAACCTATGCTTATGCTCATCTCTTTACCATCAACTCGCCTAAACTTCTTATGAAGCTCGTTAAATGCGTCGCTCCAAACCTTGTCTTGATCTGTATTTCCCCAAACTTGAACCCACTGTATATTATATGCTTCAAAACCAGTGCCCCAACCGATAAAGTTTATCTCTATGCGATTATCTTGGATATCAACTCCAGCGGTAATAAACTCCACTTTTAAAGGCACTGAGTTTGCGTCCCACTCTTCACGCCTTGTAAATAGATCATCAGTAGCTAAATTTATACTTGGTGGCTCAAAACTCATAGCTTTTATGGTATTTATGAAGGTTTGTAGTTTATCTTGATCATCTTTGCTCTCTACAAAATCACGCACGATATCAGTGAGCGTAAAAAACGGACTATATAGAGCATTTAAGAAAAATCCTATGGTATGAGCGGTGCTGTTTTTAGCTATCCACTCGCCACGCTTTACCATTTCATTTTTCTCTTGTTCGCTTAAAAGTGCGCCACACTCAGCACACTGATACCTTACAGAGTCATAATTAGGTTTGCCATCTTCTTTTTTATCCCAAACTATATATTCAAATTTAAGCGTTTGCACAAAACCACAATGCGGACATTTAACGAAAAAGTGCCTTTGATCCGAGTTTAAAAATTCGCTTTCTATGCGTGAGCTACCTTTTAGCGTTGGAGTTGAGCTGATTATGATTTTGCGATCGCTAAATGTAATTGTTCTTTTTTCGGCTAGTTTGACGCTATCGCCCTCTTTAGTTTTTTCACATCTATCAGCTTCATCTACTAAAAGTACTTTTATAGGCTTACTTGCTAATTTTGATACCGAATTACTGCCTACTAGTGCAAGATTACCACCTTTGAAGTTCTTTATGAGTATAGTATTATTTGCGTCGTTTGCGTTTATTAGCTTGTTTAGATCTTCGCAGTCTCTAAACATCGGCGCAAGTCGGCGTTTTGAGTAGTCTTCTGCGTCTATCTCGTTTGGGAGCATAAAAAGAATCGTGCTTGGCTCTTGGTCTATGAAATAGCCTAAAGCATTATTTATCATCTCGCTTTTACCCAGTTGCGAAGCCCAAAGAAGTACTATTTTACGATTTTTTGGATTACTTATAGCGTCCATCGGTTCACGTTGGTAGCTAAAGGCTTTAAAGCGTCCATAATTACTTGAGCTTTCACGGCTTAGAATTCTCTTTGACTCGCTCCACTGCGTAAGCGTCATTCTAGGTTTTATAAATATAGCTGATGCAAATATATCTATGATTTTTCCCATAAGAAAATCATAGCAAAATTATACTAAAAACCTGTTTAAGTTTAAAGCTATTTTTTAATGTTTTTTATACTTTAAATACTGATATAATCATATTTTAATAACTTTAAGTTTTATATTTTAAGTTTTAACGCTTTTTTATATTATCAAATCATCATTAAACTGCCTTAAAAACGAAAACGAACCCCCTTAAGTTTTCTTAAAACTCTCTTTTTTTTGCAGTCACGCCCTGCAGTGGATAAAAATAGGCTGAGAAGAACCTACTCAATTTACTTTATAATTTCGTTTTAGATAGTGTTTATATACTAGCAAGTATAGATTTATTCTCTTTACTCTTAGCCAACTTCTATATATAAGCTATTAAATTTGATTGGATGTTTAGTATTTTTATATTTTTATTTTTTAAGATTTTAATGCAATTAAAGAACTCTTTTTGCTTACTCAAAAAGCTCTTTAATTGCAGGTACAATTAAGAGATGAATCGCTTTAAGTAGCATTAAGGGGCATTTTGCGATACGGACGAAATAGCGTGAGTATAAGCGTTTGAAGTGTGTGGGCGTGTGGTGAGTGTATCTAGTGTTTTAATCGGAGATTAAGGTTTGATATCACGGCAAAAGTGTCGGAGCTGTTTTTGACTAAGGCTAAAGCAATAATTCACCGATAAAATAAAATTTATTATACCGATCAAAAGAGCAATCCAAAATATAATATCTTAAGCCAACTATAATAATATACTATTGCTATTGCCAGTAATTACTATGTTTTGACTACCATCGACATTTATATGTATATTTATGCTAACGCCGTTATTTAGGGCATTTATAAAGTTTTGATTTTCAAACACTCTTATTATCCCACCTGCTACGCCATCACTTATTCTACTTACTTCTTCATTTCTTTTGGCTATATATGCTCTACGGTTTTGCTCTCTTTGTTGCAATGCAATAAAAACCATAACCAAAATTCCAAAAATCATAAAACAAATATGCCACCAAAATTTTATAATAAAATCTATCATCTATAATCCTTTTGTAAATTCTTTTATTTTATTTAAAGTAGAGATAAATTTATCCATCACATCATCATTACCATAGGCTTTATAAAGTTCTAAAAACTCTTTAAATTTAGCTGATTTTAGCTTTGTATCTTCATCTAGATTGATATTACTACCATTTAAAGTTATATTATTGTTGCCAGTAACTTTATTGCCATTTATAATCGTATCCATACTCACCCCTAGTTTGTTTGCAAATTCGTATAATCTTTTTACTGGAATTTTATCTCTTGCTTTAAAATTATCCAAATTGCCATATGTAATTCCTAAATTCACAGCCAATTCTTTATCAGTTTTTGAATTTGTTAAATCTCTCAAAACAGCCAATATACTATCAATTTCTCTCATTTAATATCCTTTTGATATTTAAATTTAATAAATTGCCTTGACATACTATCATTTTGATAGTATAATTCAATTAATCCTTTAAAATTATATCTTAAATAGATTTAAATTGATTTAAAAACGTTTTTTAAATGTGTTGTTTAAATTTTAAAAGAATCTTTGATGGGTAGAGCTTTATTTAGCAGTGATATTTATGGACAAACAAAGGAGTAAATTTGAATAGTAGCGTTTTGATACTAGTAGCGATTTATTTCGCTATTGGCTTTGGAGTTGGGGTGATAGTTTGGGAGTTTAAAAACTTCCTAAAAAATAGTAAGGAGTAAGCCTTACGGACTTTAGCATTTAGGCGTGACTTATTACGCTGCTAAAAGTACATTGAAATAGGAGTAAAGAATGGCTAGAAAGAGATTAGGCGTTGAAGCAAGGGGCATAGGCTTAAGAGATCTAATTATCAAGCACACGGATTTTAATGATATTCCGAGCTTTTGCGTGGCAAATGGGCTTAAAACAACTAGTGTTTTATGCGGTTGGTTTAGTGCAGACGCTTTGATAGCGTTTAAAAAGTATGGCATAGATATAAGAGCTATAGCCGAGCAAAAAGAGACTGAGCAAAAACAAAAGGAGAATAAATGCTAACCTTCACAAAAGAGCAAAAAAGGCATATAAAACTATGCGATAATCTACTAAAAACAATGGAAAAAATAGAACAATTAAACCTAGATTTAAAAGAAGTGGGGTTAAAAGGGGTTTGGAGTGAAACAAAGCTAAATGATTTAATGGATTTAGGCACGGATTTAAACAGCAGATATGAAGAAGCCCTAAAAAGCCTAAACGACAAAATGCAAAAGATAAGCAAGGAGATAACCAGTGAAAACGCTTGAACTCTTTTTGATAGCTAAGGGCTACGAGGTAAATGCAAGTGCAGATGGGAAGATAATAACCGCCTTTAAACAAGGAAATATGTTGCGAGGTCAAAGGGCTGATTTTGGGCGTAGCTGGTTTAGCGTGATCGGCAAGTATATCGTATGTACGCAAAACGGCAAAGTGGTAGATGTGTTAAGGAGCTAAAAATGACAAAAGAAAGCTTAGCTTTAAAAATGGTTAAAAGTAGTATCGCCCACCCACTATCAAACCTCATTCGTGGAGTTGATATCGTAGGCGACAGGCTATATATAGTTTTTTGGCGTGAGCTTGGTAAAAGTGAATTTGATACAAAAAAGGATGGATATATAGAAAAAATGCGAGATTTTTACGTAAAAAACAAGGATGAATTTAAAAATTTAAATTTCGCCCCAAAAAACATCGAAGCAAAGATAAATGACGAAAAAAAATCTAAAAAGTTCTGTGATAGTAGCTTTGAAAACAGAGCTACAAATCCGCTAGTTTTTGCAGGGTTTGAGCGCATAAGAGCAGTGATCAAAACACACGAAATATAAGAAATTTTAGTAAAAGGATATTTATGAGCGCGAATTTTGATAAAGCTATAGCAAGAGCCAAAGAGGTATTAAACGACATCGATGAGCTAGTAGAAAACTTGCGAGAAGCTTTAGAAGCTGATGACGATGACGCCTTAAAAGAAGCCAGCAACGACCTCATCGCGTATTGTGATAAAGTAAAATAGGATCTGTTTTGAATAGCGAAATTTACGAGATAGTAGCTGATACTGGTATAGATAGCTTTGGCTTTATAGTAGAGAAAAAAAGAGCCTATAAGCTTTTAGCTAAGCTTGAGATCAAAGAGAGCTTACGATTAACTAGTAGGAACAAAACAGTAGAAAGCTACGCAAAAAAGAAATTTAGCAGTGAATTCCCAGCCCTTGCGCCTGAGCTAGATAAAAAATGCCGTAATAGATACCCGTTTAAAATACGCTATATAAACTTTAAACGTGGTGGTAGGAGCCTAACAAATACGCTTATAATGCTCGAAAACACACAGCGCCTAAATGAGCTTTGTAGAAAAAATAAAAAGGCGTATGGCACTTACGTAGAGATAGTATTTGCAGGGCTGTATCAACCCAGCCGTGAGATACTGCCTAAAACCCATAAAGTGCTAAAAGCCTTTTTAGATCGGTTTAAAACAGCCTATATAGACTTGGCTAAAGACATAATAATGGATGATGATATTTGCAACTCAAAAGAGAACTTTAAAAAAGCAGTAGCAAAGATAAATGGTGGAGAGATTTGGACTGAAAACAAAACGACGCATTACGCTAATGATTGCAAAGATAGAGATATAAAAAAAGTTTTTATTTATGATAAATACGTAAAAGAGACTATTTATCATAAACAAAGGCTTAATCCGTCTTTGAAAAAATGGGCACGTGTTGAAATGCGTATCATCGTAAAACAAAAATGGAGCAAATATGACAAAAGCAAAATTTGGAAGTATAACGATATGCTTGATGATATAGTAGCTCATTATAGCCAGTTAGCGATTTTTGGCGTATATGATCATATGCTTAAAAAGCAACTTGCATATTTTGAAGACGGACGTAGGACCTTAAAAAAAGGGATTAAATTTAAAAAGCTATTAGTAGCGTGAAAGGTAAAGAGTGAAAAAAATAAGAGTTTATGTAGCTAGTCCTTATGAGATATTAGTTAGGGATTATGGCGAAAAATATACGAGAAAGATAGCTAGTAAAGCTTTAGAGCAATCAAAACTAAACTTAAGTATAGATTTTGAACATTACTCGCCAGTTTTAAGCCTTATGGATGAGTATAAAGACAAAAGCAGAGATGAAGTGATGGCTAGATGCTTTGATGAGCTAAATAAATGCGACGTGCTTTTTATCCCTAGCGTTCAAAGTATAGTTTTAAGCGACGGGGTAAAAGATGAATTTGAGTTTGCAATCAAAAAAGGGAAGATGATAACATTTGCATCTACCGCAGTTCAAAACGTATTTCAAAGAAGATTATTAAGAGGAGTAAAAAATGAGAAACTATAAAATATGTAAAAAATGCGAATGCAAGACACCAGCACATTACAGCAGATGTCCAGTTTGTGGATATAAACTTTCTATTTTAGAAGTAGAAAACAAGATATCCCAAGCCCTAAAAGATGATGATGAACTAAAAGATAGCGATGGTGCGTTAGTCGTAAATGGCGATACCAGCGATATGAGAATTTAAAAAGGTGGTTAAGATGGAAAAAAGATATTTAACTACAAAAGAAGCTACGGTTTATTTAGGTTTTGGTGCTAAAAGCAATATTTTATCTGTTATGAGAATGGCAAAAAATAGAGATAAATACCCTAATCCGCCAGAATTCATAGCCCTCCCCGGCGGTCATGTAAGATATGATATAGCTAAGCTTGACGCGTGGATGGAAGCAAATTTAAGCAAATAAATTTTATAATTATATTATAAAGAAAAACCTAGCCGTTAGTTTTATATGTGATGAAAAGGAGTAAAATGAGTGATGAAAATTTAATAAAACAAACTTGCAAAGAGTTAAATTTAACTTATAAACAGCTTGGGGAGCTTATTGGTATAAGTGAAGGACGAGTGAAACAACTTGCCATTAGCGAAGTAGGCGAACAAGTAGAAAAAGCTTGTTTAATGCTTACCAAAATTCATAAGCTCGAAGCCGAACTAAACGAGCAAAAACAACTTAAAACACTTCTTAAAAATTTCATATCTTAACTGACTGCCAAATTTTCGGCAGTCATTAAAAAGGATTAAAAATGGATAAAATTAAAGCAATATGTGCAGAATTAAATGTAACGCAAAACGAGTTAGCGGAGATGTTAGGTATTCATTATACGACTTTTTCAAAATGGAAAGACGCAATCCCAAAAAATTCCGAAATAACGCTTGATTTATTGCTTGAGAACCACAGGCTTAAAAATAAATTAGCTAAAATAAACGACGCTATAAATATTCTTAAAAATTTAGATAATTTCTAAAATTTATTATATTATTTTGTGCTTTTTTCTAAAAAACTCTTGACAAGTTAAGAAAATTTCTATATAATTATGTTATCTTTTTAGAAAGGAGGCAAAACAATGGAACTGCTAATCAGCCTAACAAACTTAGCAGCCGCAATTATCGCACTGCTAACTGCGATAACCGAGTATAGAAAGCGGAAGCGGTAAGCAAAGGGCGAAAGCCCTTTAATATCCATTGTTTTGCCTTTTTTAATTATATCATAAAGGAGTAGAAATGACTGACTTAATTCAAAGCGTTTTGCTTATAATTTTGGCTTTGCAGGTGCTAAAACTTAGCTTAGAGATAAAAAGATTAAAAGGCGGTGAGAAATGAACCGCCAAATTATAAATATAAATAATGTAAATGTTAGGCTTGAGGTGCTAGACGGGCAGGTCTTTTGCACCTCTTTAAATGTTGCTGAAGTGTTTCAAAAACAACATAGGCATATTTTAACACAAATACGCAATTTTCCGCAAGATGACTTCAATGGAAATAATTTTCAAGAAAGCTTTTACCTAAATAAACAAAACAAAAAGCAACCCTGCTACAACCTAACCCGTGATGGCTTTTCACTTTTGGTTATGGGCTTTACAGGGCAGAAGGCATATAAATGGAAAATTGAGTTTATCAAAGCATTTAATGAGATGGAAAAAACTATCAAAAAACAAAATGAGATAATTAAGCTAAAGTCTTATGAAGAAAAGACAAAGCTAAAACAACAAAAAACGGCAAATTTTTATGAAAAACGCATCGCCGAGCTTTTAGATGAGTGTGCGAACAAACATAAAAAAGCCGTAGATTTAGCCGCTTCTTTAGTCCTTGCAGATGAGAAGCAAAGAGAGATTAACGCAGAAATTTTAAATGATTTTATGGATTTTCAGTCTAAAATATACGCTAAGCTTAAAGCAAGGGGTATTTATGGGAGCAGTTATCGACCATAGATATGGACGCATTAACACCTATAGCACCGAGATTTTAAAGCAAATTTTCAAAGTATCATAAAGGAGAAAAGATGAACCCAAATCAAAAATATTTTAAAGAATTTATAGAGTTTTTAGAAAATTATAAAAACAAAGATGGCGATTATATGTTTCTAAGCTTAGCATATGATCTGTTTTGCTACTTAAAAGCCGTTAAAAAAAATAGCCAAATTTAAATAAGTTGTGATAGAATAATAGTTTAAATTCACTTAACTAAAGGAATGAAATGCAAGTTAAAATAAGTGCTATTAAAAAAGAAAACATATCTATAATAGACAAAAAAGAACATAAAGCCATCAAAGAAAAGATGAAAAATGTAGTTTTACAAAATCCTAAAGTAAAAGCCGTTTTTGAGAGACTAAAAGATAAATGAACTACTTTAATATAGATGATGCGATAGAACTTCACGATATGATTATAGATAGTATGGGTGGAGTAAAAGGCTATAATGATATAAGTTTAGGCTATCTTGCCTCAGCACTAGAGCATATCAAAAATGATGAGTATTATCCGACATTTTTAGATAAACTCACTCATCTAGTCTTTTCTTGCGTTAAATTTCATCCATTCTTAGATGGCAACAAACGAACAGCTATATATTTAGGTGTGTTTTTTCTAGAGCTAAATAAACAAGAGGGTTATTTTGTGCATTTTTCAGTTATTATGGAAGATATTGTTGTTAAATTAGCCAAAAACAGCATAAACAAAGATGAGTTAAGAGAGATAATAAAAGATATTTTATACTAAAAGCCCTTTAAAAAGCCAAATTTAAATAAATTTACCAGCCTTAACCACTATTTAAAACCCCTTTAAATGGGCTTTTATTAAGGTTTTTACAAGTGGGATTTAGATAAAATATTATATATTTAAAGGAGTAAAATGAGTGATGAAAATTTAATAAAACAAACTTGCAAAGAGTTAAATTTAACTTATAAACAGCTTGGGGAGGCGATAGGGTATAGCGAGAGTGCAATTAATAACGCCTCTAGACAAGAAAAAATTAGCGAACCACTTACTAAGGCTATTGAGCTTTATAAAGAAAATTTAAAACTTCAACAAGAATTAGCAGATTTTCACACACTAAAAGCCATTTTATCACGCTAAACATTAACCGACGCATTTTTGCGTTGGTTAAATCCGCCTAAAAACACAAATCAAGTGCTTACTCCTTTCTATAAAAACACTTATTTTATATTAAAAACTATTGACAAAACTTATTTAATGTGTTATAATTCTCTCATAAAACATAAATAAAGTGTTTTATAGAAAGGAGTAAGCACAATGCAAAGGTTAGATTACTTAATCAAACTCGCGATACTGATTTATCTAATCTGTAAAATAATCCAAATTTGGATTTAACAAAGGGGCGTAAGCCCCGCCTTATACATTGTGCCTACTCATATTTTAGCACAAGGAGCTTAAAATGAGTGAAATTTTAGAAGTTTTGCAAGTCGTTTTACTTGCCTACATCGCATTAATGCTGACAAAAGGCGGTGTAAAATGAATAATCTAGCCGTTATAAATAATGTAAGCGTTGAGTTTTCAATCGTCGGCGATAATGTTTTTACCGATACTCTTAAAATCGCCGAAGTTTTCGAGAAACGCCATACCGATGTTTTACGCACTATCGACAACTTGCCAAACGATGAATTTAAAAGCTCGAATTTTAAATATGATAGCTATTTTGATAAAAAAGGCGAAGCTAGACCAATGTATCGGCTTACCCGCGATGGCTTTTCTTTACTAGTTATGGGCTTTACAGGGCAGAAGGCATATAAATGGAAAATTGAGTTTATCAAAGCATTTAATGAGATGGAAAAAACTATCAAAAAACAAAATGAGATAATTAAGCTAAAGTCTTATGAAGAAAAGACAAAGCTAAAACAACAAAAAACGGCAAATTTTTATGAAAAACGCATCGCCGAGCTTTTAGATGAGTGTGCGAACAAACATAAAAAAGCCGTAGATTTAGCCGCTTCTTTAGTCCTTGCAGATGAGAAGCAAAGAGAGATTAACGCAGAAATTTTAAATGATTTTATGGATTTTCAGTCTAAAATATACGCTAAGCTTAAAGCAAACTATACATGGATGAGTTAAAGCTCATCCAAAAAGTCCGCCCACCACTGCAAAAGCCTTAAATGCTCATCGCTGTTAAAATCCCTAAAATACGCCTTATCTACATCACTACCCCTAGTATGAAGTAAGACCTCATCTATTATTCTTTTATCAAATTTAGCTCTTTTTTCACCATTTATAACTTCAGTTTCACGTATAGCAAAGGTTGATAATATACTTCTAAAGCCGTGAGCGTGAAGATCGTGAATACCTAGCTTTTTTATGGATAGCATCAAAGTCCCCTCACTTAAAGCCCAGCGACTTATCGGACTGTAAATTTCAGAGCTAAAGACTAGATCGCTCCCACCTATTCTATTTTGATTTTGTATTTCAAGTATGCTTTTTGCTTGATTTGATAGTGGTATCCTTGCTTTTATGGCTGTTTTATTATCTTTTTCATCAAAATATATAAATCCGCTTTTTAGATCCACCCTATCCCAACTAAGCTCTCTTATTTGGTGTGGTCTTTGAGCCGTTAGGAGATTAAAGAAAAATAGATTTTTTATTACAGGCTTTACATCGCTATTTTTAAATAAATTTATGATCTCTTTTAAGCGGACTTTGTCGATGACTGCTTTGCGGTGTGTAACTGCTAGTTTTGGATAAAGCTCGTTTATATCTTCTATTATCTCAAGCATAAAAGCGTAGCTTTGTACAAGCCCCCTAGCTCTTGCAAATTTAAGTAAATCCCTTATAGTAGCCATTACTTTTTTTGCTGTTGTTAGGCTCATGCCTTTAGAGTTATCTACTACATCTTTTTTGTTTAAATCGCTTATAAGTTTATTGCCTAAAGGCTTTAAAAACCATTTGCTTACTTGATTGACTGCTTTACGCCTTTTGTCGTAGTTTTTTGGATATTCTTTGTCTGTTTTGTCGCAAATAGGCGGTATTTTTACATCCAGCCACTCATAAAAAACCTCTTTGACTGTTTTGCTAGTATCGGCTGATTTTAACATTAATCCAAGTTCGTCATTTTTATAAAGCTCTTTTGCTTTATCTCTAGCCTCAGCTAAACTAAGCAAATTATGATCAGCTATTGAAATGTAACCCCTGTCTTTTTTGCGGTATTTGTAAATCTTAGAAGTTTTAGAACATATAAGATAAAGTCTGCAAGTGCTATCTATACAAAACGCCGTATTTTTAGCATTAGAAGTGTGGGTTAGCTTTTTAACTTGCGTTGCTGTAAGTATTTTTGCCAT